CGTTTCTATCTTCAATCCAGTCATCAACTTTCTGAAGGAACTCATTTGCTTTCTGCTCGTTAGTCAAATTTTGCTCTCCATTCTTCTTCAGATTCGTTGTAGTTTAGTTCAATTAAAGTTATGTGGTTTATCTTGCACCAAGCTCTCTTATCTTTGTCTCTTGCCTGAGCCTTGAAAAATGCCATCTTGTCCTTGTGAAAAAATGAGTTAAACTCAAAGTGCTGCTCGCCATGTACCTCTACAATCAAATCTCTATTAGGTACATACAAGTCAGCGTACAGAAGTGTTCTCCTAGAACCCGTCTTTGTTCCCGGTAATGTCACTTCCTCTAGTATTCTATCATAAGGATATACTTCTTTCAAGATGGATCTTGCCTTTTTATGCAAAGAAGATCTGTTTTTTTCATCTACTGAGGCTTGACTTCTGGAAGGGTTCCATTTCCAAGTTTTGCCATCGAGACCTTCTACATACATTAAAGCATACCCTTTATTTCTTTTTCTAGTATATCAAAAACTTCTTCATTCGCAAGTAGAAAATTATATAATCTTTCCTGTCCTTGAAACTTGACGGCCTTGAGTACGGCTTCTGAGTCTTCTTTGTTGATCTCTGGCTTGATTTTCTTAACCACATCAGCGTGACCCAACATAAATTCACACGTTAGCCAAGCTCCTGCCTTGGCTATGAGTCCAATGTCCAAAGCTAGCATAATGATTTCTTGGATCTTATCAATTCCATGTCCATATTTAATCCAGCTTTGGCACTCAGTTCCGGGAGATCCCATTGATGAGCATACCACTTTCCAGTTTACAGCCTGCCCAACCTGAGTGTCACTTTGAACCCAAGGGCTAATAGACTTCACTTCCATTCTTGTGTCCGCTTGGTATTGGATTTTTCTGCCGCAGTCCGGCATTCTAGATGCTCCATAGCCAGAGGTATTGGCAATGAAGTGTGTGATAATAATTAAGGTCGCCTTTTGGTTGGGCACTATCTGTCCCATTTTTTTGCAGAACACTGACAATATTTTTGGTAGTCCTGCACGACCGGGTGTCATGTCTCCATCTAGCTCTTTTTCTGGCATGAGAGAAGATGTAGAGTCGATGATACAGACACAACCCTCGTTTTCTTTTGCGCTAACTAACTTAACGGCAATGTCTAAAAACGCTTCAGCACTGAGTGGCTCGTCTTCCGAATGAATGATCTGCATTTTTTCTTTGTCAAGACCATCAACTCCAAGAAGGTTCATTTCTTTTAATCTGCCTTCAGCATCAAGATATATAATTGGCCTTCCCTCTTTTTGACAATTAGCCGCAATCTGTAGCGCGGTAGTAGTCTTGCCACATTTAGGATCTCCTGTCAAAATGACCCAAGACCCTTCTTTTATGCCTCCGTTAAGAGCCAAGTCAATGGCAGGGCTGACACTTACAACCTTGTAATCTTTTCGCCTTTCTAAGATTTGGTTTCCGGTCGATATTACATTGCCATATTTTTTAACAATATCTTTGATGAAGGATGGGTCATTCTTCTTTGTTTTTGCCATTGGTATTCCTCAATTTTGTAAAAAGTGTTTTTCTTCCAAATGTTTTTCTTGGCTGTGATTCAATACTATCTTTATTGACTTCAATAACTTCTGCTGCCTTCTTCTTGGGTCTTCGGTCAAGCCGTTTCTTGTGTTTCTCTATCTCGTCTTTAACCCATTTGGGCGCAGCGCTGTATACTCTTTTGTTCTTCTTTATAATGTAATCATATACAGCTTCTTCGCCAAAAGCACGGATAAGTTGATATACTTTTTTTACCTGTAGCTCATACTGCTTTTTGCGTGCTTTATTCCAGAACTTGTAAGACAGGGAACCTACGTTCTCTTTTTCCGCCTTACGTTGTACGAGGATCTCAGCTAGATACTGTCCTACCGTACAATACTCACCCGTTGAGGGTGACTTGAACCTGCTCGCTTGACTTCTTTGTTTCGCCATTACGCCATATCATAAAAGAAAGGTTTTCTTGTGTAGCCTGCCTTCTCTGTGAAAATTCTTCAAACTCACATTCTGGCCAGCTATATTTCTTAACATCAACAAACTCTAAATTGTCTTCTAGTAAACCGAAGGTCATGTGCTGAAAGGTCGGACCTTCTCCTGTTTGCATATCAATATCTCTAGAAAAACCTCTAGTAATAAAGAATCCATCAAGGCCATTTTCATCTTCAAATACGATCTCCTCCGGCGCACCCATCACTATAACTTGAGCTTTGCATATATGTCTACCGTTTTTAGCGCAGTATTCTTGCAAACGCACCCAAGGGCTAATCTCTACTCCGGGTCTCTCGTAATCGCCCCACACAACCGTGCCATCATCTAAGGTGCACTTCCAAGTCATGGAAATGTCTTCCATAATTAGCTTTCGGATATGATCATCTCTTACGGTACAAATCATTCACTAATCTCCTTTGATCTTGTGGATAGAGCCTCGATGTCTTCTGGCTACATTGATTTCTTCTTCGCTGGGTTGTCTTTTTCCTTTTGTGGCATCTCCAGCCATAGAAGCATTTTCAGTCATGATAGTCGCTCCATACTTTTCGTTTCTAGCCATGAGCTGACCGGCAAGACTTTGTGACTTATCTTCGCTTTTTAGTGTAGCGATATGTTTACGAACAGAAGCCTCTGATCTATCTAATTCTTTTGCGAGTTCTTCAACAGCGAGAGATCTATTCTCTTCAATGTAAGTCTTTTCTTTTTTTGAAAGTGGGCCTTTTTTAGTCATTAGTTTCTCTCCATTAATGCTCTTCTAGATCTTGTCAAAAATATACGCTCCCTAGTTTCTAGATATTTCATATAGTAAGCGTAAACCTTTTCATCTACTTTTTTATAATCAAAGTAAGGTCTGTTGTGTTTGCCTTTATCGGCACCAAGAGGATCTAACAATTCACCTCTGCCAAACTTTACGTAGTAAGTTTTATATCCATTATTATCGACAACCTTAACAAAAGCATCTGATATTTCTGTCTGCTGTGCTCCTGCCCCATAGTAGGTTGATACTTTGTTGTCTGGAGTTGGAAGGTTTAGATTGTCTAAATCTTCATTTTCCCATCTAGCCATTTAACTTCTCCAATTTTTTAAGTGTGTTCTTTATACATGAAGCCTTGTCAAAGCCATCAATTCTCAAGTCTGCAAACGGAGCAATGCCGTGCTTATTAAGTTCTGACGTGGGAACTGCGGATGGGTCAATACTTCCATCTTTTAGCTGTTTATGCACGCTAATTGATATCTTTACTACTGCCGTGTGTGGAGCGTCTGCTCTCTTTAACTCTGACATTATTCGCCCTTTTCAATATAGTTCTTTTTCTGTGCCGAGGTCATCTTGTTTATCTTTCTTCTACGATTGTTAGCCTCAGCGTCTTTCATAACTTTGTCTATGTTGTCTGCCTTTTCTTTTGCCTGTAGTTCATATCTGCCTAACTTTTGAGTATTGCGATCAGCTAAGTGCTGAACGGTAGTAGGCTCACCTTTTACTGAAACATGAGGTGCGCTCAAGATGACTCTTCTGAATTTATGTTTTTTGCACTCGGGACATCTCACGAGAGGTTTCTCAGAGAATTTCTGGAATACTTCTTCGTAGTAACCGCATTCACTGCATTCATAATCATATGTCGGCATATATAACTCCTATAAATAATCTATGATATTATAGGATCACTTACCAAGTTTGACATCTACTTTCTTTAAATTTTCTGAGAATTGTTTTAATGTGCTTATCGTTGTTTCTCTAGCAACTCTTTCTGCGGCCTTAGTAGCGTAAGCCTCGACCTCTATTGGAAGCTCATTAGAAAGGGCCTGCAGAAATGTTTCAAACTTCATGGACGTGTCGTCTGATACTGACATGTTGTAGTATATGCCTTCTTCTAACATAGTAAGTCTATTCTGTAAGTCGCGATTGTTATACTCGGCCCTAGCTCCTACAAATAAAATGGCGCCTAAAAAAATCCCTCTAAAAATATTTAACCGGTTCATCGTCGTCTTCTTTCTTATTTAGTCTCATGAGAATTTTTGACACGATATCGCTTCGTACAATATCGCTATAGTCAAGCTCGCAAACTCCTACACCGGAGACCTCAACTAATTTTTCCATACAGGTATGCAAACCTCCTTGTTGCTTGCCTAAATCGGACTGCCTTAAGTCTCCATTTATTACCGCCTTTGAATCTTTACCAATTCTTGTAATAAACATTTTGATCTGCTCGAATGTAGCATTTTGTGCTTCATCAAGGATCATAAAGCAGTTATGAAAGTTTCGTCCTCTCATATATTCTAGAGGGCAGAGTTCAATAATATTCCTGTTTCTATATGTTTCAACAGTGTTCTTAGTTAGATACTGATTCATTTCCTCTAGTATAGGTATCAGGTATGGGTTTATTTTCTCGACTAAGGTTCCCGGCAAATGCCCTAAACCTCTTCCTGATTCAACTACAGGTCTAGTAATTATAATCTTATCTACTTTCTTTTCAATTAAATATTCACAGGCCATTCCTACAGACACGCTCGTTTTTCCAGATCCGGCAGGCCCAGAACAAAACGTGACATCGGACTTATTGATCTGGCCCATGTAGTGTTCTTGATTTCTGGTCTTTGGTCGTAGTATCTTGCGGCGCTGTCTAGTTGGGGGCTTCTTCTTGGATTGTCTTGCCATTATTATGTATAACCTTTTCTACTGTTTGTGAATCTGAATCATGACACATCGGGCACATCGACTGTGATCCGGGCCTATGTATCCCTAACTGGTGATGAGTCATGAGTATTGCTTGTAATATCTGCGTGTCTCTAATTTTTGCATGTAAAGGTAGTTCTTCGAGATCTTTTGAGATAGGAATCTTTACCTCTAATACACTATTCTTATTCATTATATGTCTATACATATAGAAAGAACCCGCTAAATTTAGCAAAGATAGAGAAAATAACACATACACTGCATTTCTAAAAAATTTCATGATATTAACCAAACAGTTCTGTTATAACCTTGCCGGAGTTAGCGATTTTCATAGGTCTACCACTGTTGCTAGTAAACGTAGTTCCCAGAGAAATACCAAGTGCTTTGCAAACGGAAGCCATGACATCCTGAGATGTATATGGTTCGGTTTCAACACGAGTACCATCTGAGTTTGTTTC